TGATGTAGTTATCTTCTGCGGAAACGATACTTTCCGTGAGTATGTATTGGCTTTGCGTGATGCTAACCTTTATCACTACCCTGTTGATGCTGCTAACATGGAACTAGTTGTTCCGGGTACTGCTATCAAATTGATCGGTGTTAACGGATTAAACGGAACAGATCAGCTTTTCGGACTTTCCATGAGCAATATGTACCTTGGTACTGACCTTTTGAATGAGCAGGATCGTTTCGAATTGTTCTATGCAAAAGAGGCTGATGAGATGAGATTCGTAGTAGAATTCAAACTTGGTGTACAGATTGCCTTCCCTGATGAGGTGGTATTCTGGAAGAAGTATGTAGCACCTTAATAAAATCATGGGCAGGGGATTCACTCCTGCCCTATTTTAAACCTTTAAATAAAAAAAATATATGGCTTGCGCATTAACTCAGAACTATACCCTTGACTGCAAAGATTCTATCGGTGGTTTGAAGGCAGTATGGTTTGCAGCCGTAGAAGATATTGCATCATGGACAGGTAGTGCCGGAACTTACACCGGTGTTACTATGGATTCAGGCAAGTATTTCTGGAAGTACGAACTAGTAAAAGAAAGTTCAAACTTTGCAGAGGCTGTGAATACAAATGTTCAGAATGGCACAGTTTTCTATGCTCAGACCTTGGAGATCATCCTAAATAAATTGCAGGTAAACACTCGAAATGAGATCCTTTTGCTTGCTAAGAATAGACTAGTAGCCTTGGTGCTTGACAATAATGACAAGACTTGGGTTCTTGGTGAGGTGAACGGACTTGATTTGACCGGTGGCGGTTCAGGATCAGGTACTGCATTCGGTGATCGAAATGGCTACACCTTGACATTCACAGGAAACGAGAAAGAACTTGCTGCCCTATTTACTGGCACTCCTCCTGTAGATTAATATTTGGTTTGTTGTTTAGATGTGAAAAGCAGCCCTAATTTTGGGGCTGTTTTTTTTGTGTACATACTTAAGGGTTTTAATATTTAAAGGTATGGTGATAATTGAGAAGGGTGCAAATAGCGTGATCTATATAGCCCTATTTGATAAACGAGAAACGAGCAGCAATTCCTATACCTTTCTATTTCAGCATGAAGTAACAAAGGAGGAAGTGACTTTAAACCTAACCGATGTGAGTGATTTCAAAGATAGATACTCAGAATTCGCAATCAGCGAAGCATCTTTTACAAGTAGCACAGTAGGCTTTTGGCGTTACTATGTTACCCAAACGGGAAGCGGTGCGGATGTTATTGCCACAGGTAAAATGGAGTTAACTGCACCTAATCTTTCTACTACAGGAGTGGTAAGATACAACGGCTATAATGGTACTTACAAGACCTATACAACAGCATGATAAAATTATTCAAGTTTGACCAAGTACCTCTACCCGTTTACAAAGAAGTTAAGGGGAAGGAATACGTTTACTACGGGGAAAAGAATGACTACCCTAACTACCTTCTAAGGATCTACAACAATAGCGCAAAGAATAACGCTATTATAACAGGCAAGGTAGACTACATCTGTGGCAATGGGTGGACTGTCAAGGCAGAAGATGAGATGCAGAAGGCGAAAGCATTCGGCTTGATTGATCGAATCAACACCAAGGAAGAAAGCCTTAACGAGTTGACTAAAAAACTTGTTACCGATCTATCTATTTTTGGAGGCTACTATCTTCAGGTGATCTGGACTAAAGGCACGGGAGAGATTGCAGAACTCTACCATGTAGACTACTACAAGGTGAGAACCAACGCTGACAATAGCGAATTCTATGTCTCTGACAATTGGATTAAGAATGACAATGTAAACCCTAGACCTGATTTTGATACCTACCCGGCATTTGATCCCAACAATACTACGGGTACTCAAATCCTTTACTTTAAGGAATACAGAGCAGGCGCAAATACTTATTCCCTTCCAGACTACAGAGGTGCTATCTCCTACATTGAACTAGATATCTCTATTGGGGAGTACCACCTCAACACCATAAACAACGGGATGTTCTCAAGCAAGTTGATCAACTTGAATGGAGGTAAGGTAAGCCAAGAAGAAGAGGATAGGATCGAAAGACAATTCAAAGACAAATTCTCAGGATCTAAAAATGCAGGAAAATTCATGCTTGCTTTCAATGATAGCAAAGAGAACGAACCTTCAATCATTGATCTATCGGGAACTGAATTGGACAAGCATTTTGACCTTTTGAATAAGACTGTTCAGCAGGAGATTTTTACAGGTCATAAAGTGACTAGCCCAATGCTTTTTGGAATCAAGACGGAAGGTCAGCTAGGCGGAAGATCAGAAATGAGAGAGGCTTCCGAACTATTCCAGAACACCTATGTAAATGCAAAGCAGCAAGCCCTTGAAGAGGTAGTAAATTACCTTTTGAAGTTTAATGATATCATTGCAGAACTTGAGATCAAGAAGACTGAACCTATATCTTTCCAATTTAGCGAGCAGATTATCAGCACAAACATGACTCAAGATGAGATCCGTGAGAAGCTAGGACTTGCACCTATAGAGAAGAAGGAAAGCCAAGGTGCGCAGGATATCATTAACTCATTGAACAGCCTTTCCCCATTGATTGCTACTAAGGTAGTTGAATCTATGGATGTGAATGAATTGAGAGGCTTGATTGGTCTACCTGTAAGGACTGAAATCGTAACGCCTACAGATGTGATCTCTGATCCTACCCAAGGATTCTCAGATCACCTCCACCTTCAATGTTCTATCTCAGAACACGATGCGAATATCCTATCAAAGTTTGAAGGCAAAGGAATATCAAAGGATAAATTCAAGGTGATTGAAAGTTCAAAGATGCACTTCTCAAGCATGGAAGAATTTATCAAGCAGGATCTATTTGCAGAATACCAACTAAATGAAGTGCAAAGAAAGATTATCACTCAGATCCAAAGAAATGAGGCGATAACTATACCACAGATTGCAAAGGTAGTAGGCATAGATGAGGCTTCCGTGATCTCAAGAATCAATACTTTGATTGATGATCAGGTCTTGGTGGAAAAGATTAGCCGGGAAGGGTTGATCACTAGAGCCGTAACCCGGACAGGAGATGCAGCTATCAAGAGGCTTCAGCCTGTAACTTCTTTTAAGGTGCTATACAGCTATGAAAAAAGACCTAATATCCCTGATGCAAAAAGCGGATCAAGACCTTTGTGTGCAGAATTAATCAAAAGAGATTTATTCTTTACAAGGGAAGAAATTCAAAATTTATCCAATCAACTTGGCTATAGCGTTTTTCAACTTTGTGGGGGATGGTACACCAACCCTGACACGGGCAGAAGAACACCTTTCTGCCGTCATGAGTGGAAAAGAAATGTAGTAGTAGAAAAGACATCATAATGAGCGCAAATGTATTAATGATCAGTGAGCAGTCCTTCAAAGACTTCACGGTAGCCTCCGCAAATATTGACCTAAAGAATGTGACTCAAGTCATCAAGATGACTCAAGATAGGTATATCCATCCTATTCTAGGCACTGCATTATATGATAAGATCCTTGATCTAATTGTAGCGGGTACAATCACTCACAATAATAATGCATTTTACAGAACCCTTCTTGATTCATACATCACAGATACCCTATTTAACTATGTCCTAGGTGAATTGCCTATGGCTATGCAGTACAAGTTCGTGAATAAGGGGGTAGTGAAGCGCAAAAGCGAGAACATCACAGAGCCTACTTTTGCAGAATTGCAGAGCATCAGCCAATACTACAAGGGCTATGCCGAATGGTACGCTGAACGGGCAATCAATTACCTATGCGCTAATTCTACCCTATACCCTGAGTACTTAAATCCGGGATCGGATGTCACTACTATTCAGCCTGTATCTAATCAGTACAAGGTAGCTATCAACTTGGGAAGGGGTGACTATGAGGATCACAGACCATATAGCGAAAGATACCAAGGCAATAGATACAAAAAACCATTCTAAAGATGGCTTATTCCAAAAACGAAAAGAAGCTAAAAGAATTTCTATCCAAACAAGATGACTCTAGTAGACCTAGTCAAAAAACTAAAAGCAATCCAAGAAGCGCACCCAATGATCCGAACCTTCGGAGAGGGTGATATCTACGATTATGTAGATAATGGCGGAGAGATTCAGTACCCGGTTCTCTGGACTGTGGTAAAGCCTTCGGTCTATAGCGGTACTACTATGCGCTATGATCTAGTCCTTCTTTTTGCGGATCTACTTACGGAAGACAAGAGCAACAGACTACAGATCCAATCAGATCAGATGCTTGTGGCTTTGGACTTTCTAGCCAAATTAAAACTTGACAATGACTACACCTTTAATACAGCACCTAACGCAGCTTTGGAATTCTTTCAAGAACGCTTTGATGATTTTACAGCCGGTGTATCAATTGCTATACAGGTTATTGCTCCTATGCCTTTAGATCTTTGCTCAATCCCTACCGAAGCCTAAAAATGAATATCTTGAAAAGTGATGAACTAGGAGTACCTTCTACATTTGTAGCAATCTTTGCAAATGTTACTGCTATGGCAGGGCTTCAATTTGTAAATTTAGTTTTTACTTCGGTGATTTCTATTTTATCAATTGTTTATTTGGTTTATAAAATACGAGGCGAAATAAAGAAAAACAATGGCAAAGGCTAAGGCAGTAGCACAGATAAAAATCACCTTTGG